GAGGAAGATAGAATAAGTATAGCATTTAATTTATATTTACATCCAAAAAGACCATGATGGCTGCGGGGGGTGGAATCGAACCACCAAATTTATCCTGCCAACAACAGGTTGCGTTTGCCTATTTCGCCACCCCGCATTTATCTAGAGCATTCATAAGTCGAGTTATTCCTATTCCACCACCAAATCTTGGAAAGAAATCGTAACTGAGAAATTCATCAAGTTCTTTTTCTACTCTTTCTTTTCCAAATAATTTGAATAACAGATTGGCATACATTCCATCTGAAATAGTATGAAACATTTCTCTCATTTTTTCTGTATCGGATGATCGTTCTGCGGAGCCGATTGTTTCCATACCACCCATTATAACATCACATTTCATTGCAATGTCACCAGTAACTTCTTGTGGAATCATTTGATCTTTTACACCAACTTTCCATGTGTCTGTTGAAGTTTTCATATTCCAGAAGGGGGAAGTGTGGAAAGGAAAATGAGTAAGAAAGAATGCATCACCATAAGTATCATACATCCATTTTTCGTGATAGTCGGTGAGTTCTTGGACTTTACCTTGAAATCGATTCACTATGTTCATGTACTTGCCGCCAGGAAAAACAGTATTTTCATAAGGAATGTGTTGTGTATTTTCAAATCCTAAGAACGTAAGAAGATCACTTTCCAATTTGAGTAAGTCATGGAAATCTCCACCACATTCAAATTCAAACATAGGAAAAATTAAATCGTGTCTTCCTGCTATTGGATTTTGTTCTTGACGGTAAGATGTAGAAACACAGAATACACCAGACAACGATGGATCTTTTAATAGTTCATATTCTAACCACATTTGTCCAGTTTGAGGAAGAGGCCAAACTTCATCAGAATAATTGTATGTAGATACAGTTGTAGGATCTTCACACGCTGCAAGTATTGAAAGTCGGTTTTGAGTGTGAACTTCTAAAAATCCACGATGATCTGAAAAAAAGGAACGGAGTAGTGAGGTTGTTTTGGTAAAATCTTGGGGCGATATTATTGTTGACATGTGCGATTTCTTTTTTATTTATAATATAACGAAACTCTATATAAGAGTATGATGAAAAAGAAAGATAGAAAACTCTACGATTCGTGGAAATATAAATCAAGGAACTTTATGGAATTTAATAATCCTGTTTTCCAGACCTTATTGGGTCTTGTCATATTTTATATCGGTTTGAAGATGTTCTCAGGAGGAATGAAATCAATGAGTCATTTAGAACAACTTGAATGGTTTTTAGGAAATCCTTATTGGATGTTCGCAGGAGCAATTGTATGTACTCTTCTTTGGCAATCTTCATCTCTTACTACAACTGCTGTTATAGGACTTGTTGCATCTGGTGCATTACCACTACCATCTGCGATTGCGGCTATACTTGGAGCAAACGTAGGAACAACTGGAACGATATGGATTGCAGGAATATTGGTAAGTGATGGTATGCCTACAGGAATCACAAAACAAGTGGCACTTGTGCATACAGGAGTGAATACAGTCATGGCAATTGCGTTGTTACCATTCGTACAACCCATTTCAAAATTTATATCTAGATTTTGACTTGACACTTGTTGCATAAATTGTTATAATAATAGGAGAAAGTGAGAGAATAATCTGTCACATAATTAGAATATGAATAAAGAAATAATATGATTACGATTAAAGTAAAACGTAACGAAAATATGAGTCGAGTATTGAGTAAATTTAAGGCCGCAGTCATGGCAGAAGGTACTATGAAAACACTCAAAAACAAATCTCATTTTATCAAACCTTGTATCCGAAAAAGATTAAAGAGTGAAGAGGCTGCAAGACAACGGAAGAAGGATGAAATGAAACTCATTCGTCAGGCACAAAATGAACAAAACGAATGGTATAGATGATAACAACGTTGTCAATCTAGATGCATTCCGTAAAGAAAAATATACTCTTTATATTCGTGTAGGTGGTTATTACGCAAACCTAGAAATGGGTGTGTATCTCCATGTTGTCGGTATAACTGAACCGATGCACACAAAAGAAGCAGACCAACACTTCATAGTCGAAGATCATTTCGGAAATCTTGTTACTTTCAGTATAGATGATCCCCCACCTGGCTTTGTTGTGTCCAATATGAATGAATTTGCTGCCGCAGCAATGGGGATTCCAGATCCAGATGACCCCCAAGTGTCATAATTTTATAAATAATTAACGAGGGTTATGGAGGGAATATTCTGAAAGAAGATTTTCTGAATCTTTTTCGTGCTTCCTTCTCCCCTCAGTATATTGTCATACCTACCTTAGAAAAAACAAAAAGTTTGTAATAATGTTACGATTCAAAGAATATCTTTCTGAAGCAAAAGAAGGTAAAAACCTTCATTTAGAACACCTAGAAGACGAAGTACTGAACAACGGCATCAATGGAACCAGAGGTGCGATTAGTTTCTTGCAATCTTTACGAGATATGTTAGCAGGAAATGCTAGTTCGGGTGTTAATATAACTGTCAAGTGGGATGGTGCTCCAGCAGTCTTTGCAGGAACCAATCCAGAGAATGGAAAGTTCTTTGTAGGAACCAAAGGAATTTTCAAAATGGGAGGAGCCAAGAAAGTAAATTATACACATGATGATATTGATAGAAATCATTCTGGTGGTCTTGCTGACAAACTCCATGTTTCGTTGGATGAACTTTCAAAAGTGGGCATCAAGGGGGTCTTACAAGGTGATATAATGTACACGAAAGACGATCTACAAACTAAAACAATTGATGATGAATCGTATATTATATTCCAACCAAACACAATCGTTTACGCAGTTCCACAAAATTCACAACTCGCCTCAAAAATCAAATCATCTAAAATGGGAATCATCTGGCACACTACTTATAGTGGTGATACGATGGAAGGTATGAAAGCCTCTTTCGGAGTTTCAGATAGTGCATTCAAGGAAACAAAGTCGGTCTGGCAAGCAGATGCATCGTTTACAGATACTTCTGGTTCTTCTACCATGACAAAAAAGGAAACAGAAGAAGTAACGAAAATTCTCAGTCAGGCAGGAACAAAGTTTCATGAGTTAAAGAAAGAAGTTCTAAACACGATTGCAAAGGAAGAACGAATTGGGATTTTGGTAAAGACATATGCAAACAAAATGATAAGACAAGGACAGAGAATTACAAATCCAAGAAAACATGCAGCCGGAACGATTGCAAGTGCTTATGATAGATTGAAGCATGATGTAGATAGAGTGAAGACAGATAAAATGAAGAAGGTAAAACAGGAAGAAATGGATAGTCATGTGAAATTTTTGAGAAGTAATTCATCACAGTTAGTTAAGATATTTGAAATGCAAAATCTGCTCATCGATGCAAAAATGTTGATTGTTCGTAAATTGGAAAAGATTAAAGGAATGACAAAAACCTTTATTAAAACTGATTCGGGATATGATGTCACTACACCTGAAGGGTTTGTTGCAATTGATACCATGAAAGGTAATGCAGTCAAATTGGTTGATAGACTTACTTTTTCACTTAATAATTTTACTGTTGCAAAGAGTTGGGATAAGTAATGGCAAAAGATTTAAAGACAGCAGTATTTTGTTGGGGAAGATTCAATCCTCCAACGATTGGCCACGGAAAGTTATTGGATGCACTTATTTCTGTTGCGAAGAGAAAAGGTGGTAGAAATAGTGATACATTTGTTCTTGTAAGTCATTCAGTAGATCCAGAAAAAAATCCTCTGACAAAGGAACAAAAAGTATTTTATTTGAAAAAAATGTTTCCCAAACAAATGAAGTATTATGATGTGGAATTGAACAAGAAGAAATTGTTTCTTCGTCTTATTGCAATTATTTTGAACAAGTATTATGACAGATTAATTATGGTTGTTGGAAGTGATAGAGTTAGAGAGTTTCAAACTGAATTGGATAAGTTCAATGGAGCAACTGGTGATGATGCGCCTCTCAAGGGAGCATCTTATAATTTCAAGGAAATTGAAGTAGTTAGTGCAGGAGAACGTGATCCAGATGCAGAAGGTGTTTCAGGAATGTCTGCATCTAAGATGAGGGCCGCAGCTGTAGACGGAGATCTAAAATCTTTTAAGGGGGGAGTTCCAAGAGGATTTGGTGCCAAGAATACAAAGAATATGATGAATGATGTTCGTAAAGGAATGGGATTGAAAGCAATTCAATCAGAAGAATCTCTATTGACATTCAAAGAATTTCTAACGGAAGCAGATAGTGAAGAAGTTCGTGATGCGAAAAAAGTTTTTACTGCATTACAAGGAATGTATCCAAAGATTCCAAAGTTTTCATTGGTGTTTAAAAACTTAAAAGGTAAAGGGAGTGGATATTTAGAAACATCAAAATTAAAAGGTGGTAAAGTCATTTTTGTTGATAAGATGGTTATTGATGATTCGGGAATGAGTTCATTTGAACCTGACTATGCAGTAGTTCATGAGTTTGCCCATGCAATTTTAGCAGTTACCAAAGGGGATTTGGGACATAATAAAAGACATGGGAGAAATCAACTCCCTTCGAATACCATCAGCAACTGAGATTGATCAGTATCAGGATACTGATCTACCCATATCAGAAATAGCTCGTAGAATGCAGGCAGAATATATGCTAATTGGCAGCATTCTAAAAAAAGGAGACACATTTACTCTAAATCTTGAAATGAATAATATTACCAGTCGGCATATTGCCGGTCAGGAATTATTTTTATACATGGGCTCTTATGCGCCAGCATTCGGAATGCTGGGAACCGTTTTAGGTCTTATTGTCATGATGAATAATTTTGCTGGTGGTAGCGAAGAAATAAGCGCTACTTATGACGTATCTGAAAAATTTGCTCAACTTCTTTCGGGAATGGGACTCGCACTTATTACAACATTTTATGGTGTATTTATGGCTAATATGATTTTTCTTCCCATTGGGGGAAAACTTAAACGGATATCCGAAAATGAAATGATGCTGA